CACGCATAGTGTTGCCCTTGGCGATGTCGTTCATCTCAACATCGCAATCAAGGGCAACGACAGCAGCAAATGTCCAAGGCACAGGTTTATTTGAATCGTTGGTTATATCCTGATAAGCCTTCCATCCTGGAGTTACTCCAGGTACTACAACGTGGTTATCTCCATCGAGACTTCCCCCAAAAACAGGCCGTAGAATACACTCGTCATCTGCATCGCCATAACCATAGAAGCGGAGTTCAACCTTTGTAATTGTGCCTAAGTCAGTGCCTGGGCAAGTATTGCCAATCAAGCATTGAACTCCACCATCAACCGTGGTAGCAGCATAGTTAGTCTCTACACCATCAACCATATTCTCGGGGGTGGTTTCCCAGAGCTCAGTTGCGTGCTTGACATTAAACCAATAAGTAACCTCAGCCATCAGACACCACCTCAAAGGTAAAACTACATTCGGACAATAGCTGATGCCCCTTATCTATGTCCTCAATAGTAGGGTAATCAGGGCAGTTGTGTTCAAACCACTTTATCTGAGCATCGGTTATCTTATTACCGAACCTGTCTTTGACTGAGGTAATGGGCTTCCCGCCCCTGCCAAAGATAAGGCAATGCCCATATTTACCATCTTGAAGCTGGTCAACATAGAACTTGCACCTATCCTCTTTGAGTTCTATGCAAGGATTCTCCAGCATAAGTCCACCCAACTTCACTGAGAGGCAGCATTTACCACAGTGATTGCACAGTCCTTTTATGATAACAGGCATTACTTACCCCTTCTTATTCTTAATCCCTCGGTCTAAGATTTTGGATACTCCGTATATGTTCTGGCTCGTGCCAGCCGTCTTAAATCCCCCTGATATAGAAGCAACTTATTATTAGCCCAAACCTGATAAGTATTGATAGCACCGGAGATTGATAGCCTACTTGTCAGCTCCCTGAGGTAGCCCTGGGACTGGCTGAGATAGGAATTAGCGTTGCCTAGTTCCCTCGAGGCATAGGCAGCATAATCGGATTCTGGTTTGCCCCCGTGACTGACTTTATTGATATAGTCTCGCCCCTCGGTTAAATCGGCTATTGCCTGTGTTATTCGGTCTGACATACCGCCTATAGAAGTATTTACATCAGCGATTCTAGTGATAGCCTCTTTAATGTGTACCCTAAACTGGTTAATCCAGCCCACAGCAGCCTTAGCCACAACCCCCGCGACCAGCAGGCTTTCAAGCTGAGGACTGAGAGTAGATGATTGCTCGGTTAGCTGGTGTACCTTGTGGCAGTAGAGGTAGACATTTTCATCAGCACTAGGTAGAAAGTCAATATCCATCCTCAAGGTATTGCCAAAGATAGAGCAATTCCTGTAGTCTGGGGGCTCCTGACCAGTCCGAAACTCTATCTTGTCCACCTCGAATAAGTCCTCTATAGAACTAATGTTCAGCTCCTTTGAGCTTGCCGTAGTTGTCAGCGTTTCCTTGACCTCATACGGTCTACGCTGAGAGATTTCAACCAGGCAGTCCTCAATGTGCAGGTCTAGTTCAGAATCCGGGAAGTCATAATCTTCAGCAGATTCAAACTGGTCTCGTAGGAGCTTTCTCACAATTGTTCTTACGGCGCTAAGCGTTTTAGTTGCCATAGTTCACCCCTTAGTCCTCTATAAGACAGTATTCAATGTTGCAGGCAGCCGTGTTCGCTTTTGCATAAACAGTGGCACTATTATGCCTATAGAGAGCAAATTCACCCGCTTTTAGTTTAATATCATAAACCCCGGTTGTTGAACCGATTTCAACATAGTTGGTATCGTCAAGGTTTATGATAAGCATATAGCCTGGAGTCCCCAGGTCTGCACCTTGGACTACCTCTTCTTCGGTTGTCCCTATTGCTTGGACTCCGTGCGTGAAAGCGTCACCAGTGACAGTTACTCGTTTGCTTACTTGCTTGGTGACTTTGGCACCACCTTTGCTGAATGACAGATTTACTATTAAAGAAAGTTCATTAGCCATGCTTCACCTACTTCTTTTCCCCTTCACCTATCATCCTCTTCAGAGTAGCTTCCGAGGTCTTTCTGGCTATCTTCGCAGCTTCCTCGCTATAGCTGTAAGGCGTTTCACCTCGCTTCATCGCCAGTGCAATCCCGAAAAGCTGTAGCTGTTCTTTTGAATAAGGCACAATCCACCCCCTTCTTACTTCTTGGCTTTCGGCTTTGATTACAGGAGCTTCAAATGGCGCTTGTGTATCTTGCTACCAGCCCTATGCGTCACTTTGCATTGAGGACACAGGTAATCTCCAAAGCCCTCAGTCTTAGGTTCAGTCTTGGGTTTGGCCGAGAGTAGTTCCTTCCACCTGCCTGATGCTAAACAAGCACTGCATACAGGTAGCATCTCCCCCCAGCCTCCATCCATTAACCGCTCAGTCTTATTTTCGCCGCAAACTTCACAAAGTCTAAGCATTGAAATACCCCCTTTAAGGGATTAGGGAGGGCAGCTATTAACTACCCTCCCCGATGGTCTAGTCTTCCACGCAGATAAACTCGCAGACGAGATTAACGGCAAAGGCATTGGTTGAAGCGCCGCCATTGACAGCCTTCAGGTAATCAGTTGTGCCGTTGAACTCGTTGTACAGCGTGGGAGTACACTCGTCTATGTCGCCCAAGGCAGAGCCACTATAGGCTATGGTGATGACACCACCAGTAATCGCCTGTGTGCCCTTGGATAGGGTAATCACAGCATCAGCAGTAGCGATTGTGCCACCAAGCACAGTAGAGGCCTTAGTGAGTATGCCCTTGGGTGGAACAACAGCCACAGTCTCGGCTGTAGATACGTCAGCAATGTTTATAGTAATCGTATTCTTCCAGCCGACCTTTTTGACGATTGCACCCTTGGCATGGGCTACATCGGTTGTGCCGGCCATAGCCCTCACTACGGTCGCTGTCTTAGTTATGGTGGTGACAGCAGTAACAAAGACTACCTCTGCTTTAGTGTTGCCCTCATCAATCATAAGGACATCCTGAGCAGCCAGCCCCGTTACGCTATCCAGCACCAGTGAAGTCCCAGCTTTCGCAAGAGCAGTTGCCACTCGGCTTTGGTACACATCCAGAAAAGCTCGTTTAGCCAAGTTCGTTCTCCTTTACTTTATTTTGTTTAGGAGAGGGCTTATCCTCCTCTCTTCCGACCTTTATAGGGGTTAGTTTAACGCCAACCCCCAAAAGCGTCTAAGGTCAGCTAGCATCCCATAGTCTAACCGCCAGTTCTGGTGTCAGAGTCTTAAATCCGCAGAGGATTGAACAAGTCATGCGGTTCTGGAACTTACCGTGCTGGTAGCTATAGACCACATTGATGGCTAACCCCTTATAGGTTATGGTTGCACCTGTAGCCCCTCCAATGGGCGGAGCCATAGGAGCAGTTACCAGAGCAAAGGCGTTCTTGTGGAACATCAGGTTGTCCCTGCTGGTGGCAACTTCGTCAGTAGCAGCCGGACCGTGAAAGGTGACTACCTCAGTGCCGGCTGTAGTAGCGACAACCAGAGCAGGGTAAAAACTAACAGTAGCAGCGTTGCCACTGATAGTAGCGTCTGCCGTTACCACATACTGAGTGGTGTCGCCAGCGATGGTAAAGGCTGTCCCCTTGTTCACCGTTCCCGTGCCGAGAGCACTTATAAGCATGCTGGTAGCACCTACAGCAGCAACAGCAGCAGTTCCAAGCCCATCGGTAGTCCCTCTGGTGTGATGCTGGATGTTCTGGTTCTCAAAGAACTCATAGCCGAATAGTTTGCCTAGAGACGCTTCACGCAGAGCCTTTGTGTTTCCAGTCTTTTCCAAGTCCCTGAAGGCATCAACGCCAAGCAAGAGGGCAGTAGTAAGCGGAGACATCACCGCATATCGACTCTGGTCAAAAGGAACTTTGAGGTCGTTCTGGACTTTACGGGCGCCCAGCAAGCTAGCCAGGATGGTTGCACCCGAGGTTTCCGTGATGTCCTGAAAGTAGGGAATATTCTTATACTGAAGAGCCAGTTTCTCGTCCACCTTCTGAGATAGAGCCTGCATAGCAGGCTCTACGACCTGGGTGTTGAAGTTGGCAATATCAAGGCTTTGCTCAACCTGCGTGAACTCTATGGGCACGGTTAGCACTGTGTCCATGGGAACATCCACGTAGGTTTCCTGAATTGTCTGCCATTGCCCTTCTAGGTCGCCATCAAACTCAATGGCGGTAAAAGTTGCCGGTTTCCGTATCCTTACGCTATTCCCCACCTTCCGAAACTCTTTAGAGTAGTCCCTGTGCACCAAACCAGCAAATACCCAGTTCTTGAGAAGAGCCGGGATAGCCAGCTTAGCCACAACGGTTGGGGTTATGAATGTGTTAGCCACTGGAGATTACCTCCTTACTAAGATTTTGGTTCAGCTTTTTCAATAGCTTTTTCCAGAGCAGGCATAGACATTTTCTCTACGCTCTCTGGTGTAAGGGCTCCAGCTCCACCACCAGTAGTCTCGCCAGAGTCAGGCGTAAATTCTTCCCCCTCACCTTCTCCACCTTCTCCCTCTTCTTCACCGAGTTCTTTGGGTTTAGCAGCAGCGAGGTCCACAGCGACTCTTTCAAGCACCTCTGGGTCGCTGATACCGTATGACTCCAGTTGCTCAGTTTTCAAACCATGTTTGGCAGCAATATAGGCAATGGATACCACGCCTCTGTCTTTATCAACCTCAGCGCGGTCTGCCTTCAATTGCTCCTCACGTCTGGTTAGGTCTCTTTGTAACTCAGCCACCTGCCGCTCCAGCTTCGTTATAGCTTGTTCCCGTTGATAGATACGGAGTTGGTCGGGGTCGCCTCTTGCCTCGGCGAGACGGGACTCATTTATGTCTCTTTCAAGTGCGTCCAGTCTACTTGTGGTAGACTGAAGGTCTTGTTTGAGAGCGTCCCTTTCCTTTTCTGCTGTCTTCCGTTGTCTTCCAGCCTCGGCAGCAGCATCGCTCTTGATTTTGGCAATCTGAGCATCAGAGTAGAGCTTACCCTTATCCTTTGAAGTTCCCTTCGTCTCGCCAGAAGGCAGTCCCTTGTTAGGAAGTGTGTCCTTGCGTTCCTCTGTTCCGTCCATGTTATTGAAACCTCCTTAAATGAAAATACCCACGATGTAGATTTCGTGGGCAATAAAAAAGCCTAGTTTGTGGCACTAGGCAAGCCAACCGACCCTGTGTTTCTTGACAAATTGTTAAAAATGGTTATTATTAAGGTATGAAATTAGTTTATAGAGATAAACGAGGCAACCTACAAACCACAGACACGGATGAAAATTTCCCACAAGAGCATCATATGGATTGGTGTAACAAATTCCCTCGTTCTCTAGTTCTTATAATCCCTGCTTGGCTATTCGGAAGTTGGTTACTTTACCTTTTTATCTCTGTTATTTTATTTGCTTACTTCACAGATTTCGCTAGGTCTTTACCCATTCAAGTTTTCTGGGCAATACCACCAATTACAGGTTGCAATAGTTGGGAAGAAGTTATCCCTTGGTGGGGCTGGAATCCTATAGGCATCTTTGGCTAGAATAGTTCCTAACCATACTTCTTCATCCACTCCTCTAATAGTCCTTGCTCTTCTAGTAACTCCCAAGCTTCTTTGGTTACTTTCCACCTATCCCCTACTGGGTTATACCCCTTAACTCCAACAAGATATTCTTCCAACTTTGGGTTTTCATGCCGGAAGATTAGGCGTTGCTGACCTTCGGGCAATTGGTTATATTCATTAAGTAGTTTTTGGAGTTCTTTAGATAGTTCCTCTTCCCCCCCCTCCCTTTCTGCTTTGGGTTCCCCAGTTTCCATCCACCTATCACCCACAGGACTATATCCCTGAACATCCACAAACCATTTCTCTAGCTCGGGGTGCTCATGCCTGAATATAAGCCGTGCTTTACCCTGGTCTAATTTATCATATTCATCTAAGAGTTTGGCTACTTGCCGTGTGGGAACTTTGCTGAAATCCCTCTCCTGCCATAAGCCCTTGCCCACCATAGACCGGTAGAAATCTTGGTGTTCCATTAGGAACCAGTCATCCTCATAACCGCTTCTCTTGGTGGTATACCAATCTACATAAGTATCCACTAGATGTTGCGGTAATTCGTTTTCTAAAGCCTCTATCTGGTAGTTTAGCTTTACATATTCTGGGGTTTCAGGTGTTAATTCCTTGAGCTTTATCCGAAGCCTCAAAAGTTCGGGTTCACCTTCAGCCGGCTTCCATCCCCAGTTCTCTTGTCCCCATGTATCAAAGTCAGGATTCTCTAGCCTGAACAGCCGAGCTTCTGCACTATTGCCACTAAACTGTCTCGTTATATCAGCATAATCAAAGTATTGGTTTATCAGGCTTCTCGGAGGTAAGCCTAAGCCCATTTGTTCTAAAGGTATGCCTAGTTCCCTACCCCACTGAGTTACTAACTCATATGCTTCCATAGATTGTAGTTTACCGCCATAGCCCCAGAGAGCTAGTCTGGCATCCTCTTCGGGGTTAGCCTTGCGGTATTCAGCCCGCCAGTCTTTAGCTAAGTCAGGACTGCGTTTAATAAAGGCTTCCCGCTCCTCATCGGTCTCAAGACCCTGATACTGCTTCCATAGAGCTGAGTATTCAGCCGGGATATTGCCTTCTGCCTCATCCTCTTCGTCCATCTCTATAATCGGCTTATAGGGCAGTCGCCAGTATCCCCGACCGAGCTTCTCAGTGTCAGCAGCCTTCCTAATCCAGACTTCAGACAGTCCTTTAAGCCCCTTTTTCTCCTGGAGGTATTGCTGTATGCGGTCATAGGTGTCTTGTCCCCACTTCTCAATAAAGGCATCTACCCGTCTATCCCTCTCATCCCAGTCATAATCACCCTTACTGTCAATTAAGTCTTCAGCGTAGAGAACGAGGGATTGAAGTTCAGCCAAGGCTATGTCATCTCGGAAGCCATATTTGTCGCCTTCAGCCTCTTTCTTATCAAAGAAGTCATATATCTCAGCATAAGTGGGGTCCCGCTCTATAGCTTCCAAGATTGCACCATAGTTTTGCCCAGCGTCACCGACCTTCTCCCGATATTCTCTAGTATCTATTTCACCCCTTAGAAGTTGCTGGGTAAGCTCCTCAACACGGTTGTAGTAGATTTCCCTCTCCTCATCCATCCTACCCTGCCACGCTGCCCAGTGTTCCGTATTCCTTACCGCGCTATCAGCCTGTGCCTCTCCATAAAGCTCCTCTAGCTCAGGATAGCGACTTAGCAGACTAGCCTTCTGTATCTCGGTCAGGTGTTTCCATTCTAACTTACCCTCTCGCCAAGCCTCTAACTGCTTCTCGTCCAAGTCCTCTTCCGGGATATGCTTGATATATTCATTGACCTTGTCATAGAAATCAGTCCAAGTGCTTTCGGGGAATGTCCTCAGACCGAATAGCTCAGCCGGGATTAGGGCTTGCCTTGCTAATCCTTCTGGTATCTCATTATCCCTAGCCAAACCCGGTATCATCCAGTTAAGTCCCTGCTCTGCCCAGATTGGCTCAAAGCGTCTCAGAATATAACTTGCATAGTCTGCTGGAGTTTCAATAGGATACCCAAAGAACTCTCTGCCTGTAGCCAGCTCAAAGCCGGTGCCAAAGAGGGGTGAGCTACGGCTATACCACCAGTAGATAAAGGGATTGTCCTGCTTATTCAAGCTGCCGTGCTTCAGGATGCGAATAAGGTCTATCCTTTCCCTCTCGCCAACCTCATTCACAGTAGCCATAATGTTGCCAGCTAATCTCATCAACCCGTACCAAAAGCCACCAAAGCCCATATTGTAGTTGCCTATCTGTATTGTCATAAACCTACCTGATGGCTTCCACTCAACCTCACCTGTTATCGGGTCTTGATAGACACAGAAGCCTTCCCTGACTTGTTCCCATGCCTCTTCGTCACTCTTACCATCAATGGTAGCCAAGGCATACTGGACACCCGTATACATAGCAGAGCCAGCAGTTATCATGCCGCCGATGGCTTTACGAGCCATAGCCCCAGTCATACCACCTCTAAATATATCTGCTACCACAGTGAGGCAGGCCCTAGTGTAACTCGGAGCAAACCAGACAAAGGTCTGCTCTAATTGCCTTACAGTTAGTGGCACCCCTAAAGCCTTCGGGTCTACAATCCCCGTTATCCTATCAAGAATACGTGCCAGCTCAAACTCCTGCCCTCTGGCCATCGCTTTAGGT